CCATAGAAAAAAATGATTTGCCCCCCCAAAAATATTATTATTATTATTAGCTACTATAGCTATTATAACTAATATAGCTATATATATATAATATATATATATTATATATAATAATATAATTAGCTCCGCTTTGGGCTACGCTAATTATATTATAATTATAGTAGATATTTTCACTATAATGCAAAAACTTTTTAAAAAATGTTTTTATTTTTTGCATTTTGCTAGATCCTCGACTATACTTATAGTATAAGGGGTATTATAAGGCAGGGCTCCCGCCCGTCAGGAGTTTTAACCACGGGAAGCAGGAGCCTGATCGCCTTATAGCAATTTTGGAGAAGCAATGTTATTTTTTCTTGGTGTAGCAGCAGGTGCTACAATAATGTACTTTGCAAAAGACGATTTTGACAAAATAAAACAAAAAATTAAAGATCGGTTGTTCAAATGATTGCTGGTGTCATCACAGGTGTTCTTGGACTACTGGGAAAATTACCAGGCCTTGCAGGGGATTATTTTGCAAGGCAAGCTGAAATCAAAAAAATACAATTAGAGACACAAAGACAAATAGCAATCGAGCGTCAGAAACTGGCTGCCGTTATTGCTGAGAACGAATTCAAGCATGCACAAGTGTTGCTTAATGCAACTGGTCGTGTGTTTAAATACGTAACGTTTTTTATTTGGTTTGGTCCGTTTTTAACAACTCTTGTTTTCCCACAGTGGGGTGTCAAGATTTTTGATAATATGGCTTTGATGCCCTCTTGGTACGCCGAAAGCATTGTTATGATCATGTTTGCGATATGGGGCTTACAAGTGAGCAAAAACGCTATCAATTCCTCATTGTCTGGGCTTCGAGGGTTCTTCAAAGAGCGGCGACAAGATAAAATACATATGAAGCAAGTTGATAAAAAAGCGTTCTTCGACGGTTTACGCGCTGCGCAAGGCTTTGTGACTCAGCAAGACGTTGAGAAGTTTAACAAAATATTAAATAAGATGAGTGATGCTTGAACATGGAATCCTACAAAACGTTATCAAATGGGCTGTTGCCCCGCTTGCAGTTGTGGTATGGTGGTTTTTTAGACGGCACGCAAACGATATGCAAAAAGAAATACAAGAATTAAAAAAAGAAAAAGATTTAATAAAAACTGACATTGCAGTTTTAAAAACTAGTGACGCTGTCATCCAAGCACATTTAAATCATCTTGTAAACTCAACGTCTGAAATTAAAAAATCAATAGAAAAACTAGACGAAAAACTAAGTAAATAAAATGGGTAGAAACTCGAAGTACAAGAAAAAGTATGATAAAGAGATTTTCGAACTTGCAGAAAAAGGCTGGCCGAAATACAAAATAGCATATCACTGGGGTGTCACAGAAAAAACAATTGATAATTGGCGTGAGCTGCATAAAAAATTCTCAGAAGCTTATGAAATAGCGATGCTTGGTAAGAAGGTTTACTGGCATGATAGGTTAGAAACCGACAAATTTATGAATGCTGCTGAAAAGAAAATGTGGGCAACGATACATCTTGACTACTCTGATAAAAAAGAAGTTAAGACCACAGATACAGAAATTAAAGCAGTTACAATTGAGATATTAGAACCACCCAAACGAAATCAATTATCACATAAAGAAAAAGAGAATATAATCGATGTCACACCTACAAATAAAATTAACAAAGCCACAAAGTGAATTTGTACAACTACAAAGTGAATGCTTATATCCTTTGTTCACAGGTGGTTATGGTAGTGGTAAGTCGTTCACATTGGGGGCAAGTTCGTTTCTTGATGCACTACACAGTCCCAACGCTTGGATTGGTATCTATGAACCAACTTACAAATTAATTGTCGAAGTGGCTATGCCCTACATTGTAAGCTTTTTAGAGCAATATGGCATACCTTACAGAATGAACAAAGACGAGAAAGTCATTGTCACAGATTCAAATCAATTAGGGAATTTTAGATTTCGTTCAATGGATGACCCGTCCACAATTATTGGATATGAAGACTATACAAGCCATGTTGATGAAATAGACACTCTACCAAAAGATAAAGCACAATTAGTTGTTGATAAAATAATGGGTAGGTGCCGACAATGGCCTAAAGGACTACCGACAGATTTTATGCAATGGTCTGATGTCACGGAGCAGTATGAACCTCGAAACAAGATTTGCTTTTACTCAACACCGGAAGGTTTTAATTACACCTACAGCGTTTGGGGTAAAAATACTCCAGAAAGTGAAAATTATAATCCTGAATACATGCATTTAAAATGTAAAACAAGTGATAACCCTTTTGCGTCTCAGGCTTACATTAATAACTTAACTGCTAAGTACACAGAAGAAAAAGCTAAGGCTTACTTGGAAGGTGAGTGGGTTAACATGGTATCAGGGTCGGTATATTACGCCTATGACCGAGTTGCTCACGATAGTAAAGAAGAAATAAAAGACGGTGAAGTGTTACACATCGGTGTTGATTTTAACGTGTGTAATATGGCAGGGATTGTTTTTGTTGAACGCAATGGTGGTAAGACAACTCACGCAGTAGATGAGATGATCGGCTTGTATGATACACCCGATCTAATTGATGAGATAAAAACACGATATCCAAACAATCAGATTATTTGTTACCCAGATAGCACAGGATCAGGACGAGATACAACAAACGCGTCCAATTCTGATATTAAACAACTTAGAGCGGCGGGCTTTAGAGTTAAAGCAAGGCCAAAAAACCCACTAGTTAAAGATAGGGTTTCTTGCGTCAACAATGCTTTTAGTAAGCAGGTGTTGTTTGTAAATAGTAAGAATTGCCCAGAGTTGGTTGAGTGCTTAACGCAACAAGCATACGACAAGAACAATAAACCTGATAAGTCACAAGACCACGACCACCCGAACGATGCCTTTGGTTATAGATGTTATTACAAGTTTAACAGAAATACACAACCAGCACAAATAATAGAATTTGATTTCGCAAGACGAGCTTAATAAATGCCAATAAATAGCGAACACCCAGAATACGAAAAAGCTAGAAAAACTAAGCGGTGGTCTTTAGTGCGTGATATTGTTAATAATGATGCTAAGAGGCATTTAAAACCATTTGAAAATAGTACAACGTATGATGCTGACGTTTACAAAGAATATGCTGTTTTAGTTAATTTTACAAATCTCACAAAGGTCGGTTTGACAGGTTTAGTTTTTAGAAAACCTGGTACGGCTACCCTCCCACCTGAGCTTGATTATTTGAAGAACGATATAACTGGCACAGGGTTAGATATAGACCAATTCGGTCAATGGGGAATTGGTGAGTTATTAATGACGGGTAGAATATTCTTACTAGCGGATTTTCCAAAGCGTGATGTTGTTGTATCAATCCATGAGGCTGAAAATTTAGGACTTAAAGCACGCATTGTACCCTATATAGCAGAAAATGTAATTAATTGGCAAACTGCACGAGTTGGAAGTAGAACCATATATACAAAGATTGTTTTAAAAGAATTAAAAGACGAGATTGACCACACTGACGGCTTTGCCTGGGTAGAAAAAGAACAATACAGGATATTAGAGATTATAGACGGTGTTTATACACAACGAGTTGAGGATGATCATCAAGAGATTATTGAACCTATAACCGTACCGCTTGATGGGCAAGGGAATCCACTGACAGAAATACCAGGCGTGTTTATTGGTAGTAGCAACAATGATTCAGTTGTTGACCATGCACCATTATATGATATAGCAAGAATTAATCTTGCTCATTATAGAGATAGTGCAGATTTACAGAACAGCATCCGCATACATGGTCAAACAATGTTGATGATGTCAGGCGACACAGACATACATGATTTTCAAGAAATTTACGGCAAGAAAATCTCAACAGGCAGCAACCGAGCATACTATATGCAAGGTCAAGCAAATTGGGAATTATTACAGCCAGGTGCTAACACTCTAGTCAGTGCGGAGATGAAACGAAAAGAAGAACAAATCGTTTTGTTAGGTGCCAGAACTATTGCACCACCAGGAGGCAGAGAGACAGCCGAAGGTGTTCGCGTTAGGTACGCATCACAAAACAGCGCATTACATACCTTGACGAGGAACATGTCAAAGGGTGTCACGAAAGTGTTACAGTATTGCGCTAAGTTTATGAACGCTAATATTGATGATGTTGTTTACCAATTAAACCGTCGTTTTTATGATGATAAGGCAGACTTTAATCTATTGGCTGTTATGCGCGACTTGGTTGGTATTGGTGTTGTATCAACAAGTGACGTTAGACAGTATTTAAGAGAAACCAGCGTCATTGATGAAGACAGAACAGACCAGGATATTGACAGCGATATTGACGTTGAGTTTGACCCGCTTGGAAATGTAGACAATGAGTCTGGAGAGTGATTTAATAAAGCATCGAATCTTTGTAGAAAGACTTTCGAGGGGCTTTGCAAACAATTACAAAAAGTATTTAAAACAAGCCCAGAATAAAACAATAAGAGCTTTAAAGAAAAACAATACATTTTTAGACAGGCTTGTGTTAAAACAAAACCTAGATAAAACATTTAAAAGAGCTAACAGTCAGCTATTAAAAAACTTACAAGAGTTCGCTGAATACGAATACAGTTTTTTAAAAAGGTTGATAGAAAGACATCTTGATATCAGTAGATTACAAGATGAAGTTAACATCAACAGCCGTCAAATTGAAATTAAAACGTCGTTAAATCGCGAAGCATCTAGCATTGAAAATGTATATACACAGTATACACAACAAAAGTCTGAGCAGTACGCGGACATATTACAACAAGACAAAGAAAAAGCAGAACGACAAGAAGAAATAAAAAACAAAACAAACAATCTTTTTAACACACAAAATATTGTTTTAGCAGGGCTTGCGGTGGCAGGAGCATCAAAGCTTGTAGGGCAAGTGATAGCAAGACAAAACCCACAAATAAAAATAAGATGGAGCAGCGTGTTAGAGCCAACAACTTGCCCAGTTTGTGAGGGGTTACACGGGCAGGTTTTTACTAGTGAGACGGTTCCAGCCTACCCACAACACGCCAATTGCAACTGTAGCTTGATATATGAAATATAAAACATACACAGAATTTTTAAAAGATCAAACACCCGAGTTTATCTCGGAGGTTCACGAAACAAACAAAACAGAAACATACAAACACAGGGTGATTAAATCCTGTACATTAGACGAGCTAAAAGAACTCGATAACGTTTTCATCAACGCTAGCAAGGCTAGTTCACTACCTAAGGGGTAAATTATGTCAGAACAAGAAGACGTAAAGCAGGAAGAAAGTCAACAACAAGATGTTCAAGAATCTAAGACGTTCACAGAGGCTGAACTGCAAGAATTAGTGAACAAAGAGGTTGAGGGCTTAAAGAATAAGAATAACGAGCTTTTAGGCAAGTTAAAAGATTTCCAATCTACAACAGAGCAGATAAAAACTGAGGCTGAGAAAGCTAAAGAAGAAGCTTTGAAAAAGAGTGGAGACATTGAAGAATATAAAAAGTTTGCTGACGAAAAGATTGCTAAGATAGAACAAGAATATAAAGATCAATTAGCGGCTTTAGACGGGCAAATTAAGCAAGGACAAAAACAAGAAATAATTAATAAACTGGTTGGGGATTTCGTTGATAGCGTATCAGCTAGTTTTATGTTAAACAATTTGGTAGATGTTGAGGACGGAAACCAAAAGTTTAAAGACTTCGCAGACAACATCGTTGCTGATAATGTCGAAGATTATAGAAAGTGGATTAAAACAAACCCACACATGGCACATTTTGTTCAAGGAACTAAGGCCACTGGTGGAGATGCCACAGGCGGTAAGGCTGCAAGTGCTCAGAAATCAGAAATAACCAAAAGTGAATGGGCTAGTTATAGTGCCGAGAAAAAAATGCAAGTTGCAAAAGAACTTGGCAAGAAAGGTATTGCACTAGACTCAGTTTTAGTTAATGATAAATAGAGAGAAATAAAAAATGGCTAACGTTTTTACAAACTTAGAACAAGATGCACTTATTGCATTAGATACTGTACTACAGGAGCCTGTAGGCTTTTTAGGGGCAGTTAATACGGACTTTTCTAGCGAAATGCTAGCAAAAGATAGGACAATTAGAAGTTTTGTTGCTCCTGCGTCTACCGCAGCAGATACAACAGCCTCACAACTACCACCTGATACCGGTGATCAGACGTTCACTAACAAAACATTATCTATCACGAAAGATAGGCATGTTGCGATTCGTTGGACGGCTGAAGATATGTTGCAGATGAACGGCGGTGGTCCTGGTGCATCTCGTATGCTCCAAGATCAGCTTAAACAAGCTTATCGTACTTTGCGTAATGAGATTGAGACAGACCTAGGCTCATTGTATGTTGAAGCATCACGAGCACATCAATCACTTGGTTCAGCATTATTTGACTCCACTGGTGGCGTTAAAGATATCGCAGCAGCTAAGCAAATTTTGATTGATAACGGTACGCCCGATAGTGACTTGCATTTGGTACTTGGTAGTACTGATGTTACCAACTATTATGGTGTTCCAAACTTATACAAAGCGAACGAAGCGAATGATGATAGCTTCTTGCGACGTGGTGTGCTTGGTAGGGTATTCGGTGTCGACGTTCGACATTCAGGGCAGGTGGCTGCACACACAGCAGGTACTGCTAGTTCAGCAACCACAGATAACGCAGGTTATTCCGTAGGTGACACAGAGATCACTCTTGATTCTGCTGGTACAGGTGCAATCCTCGCAGGCGATATTATCACTTTCAACGGTGATACCAATCAGTATGTTGTAGCGTCTGGTGACGCGGATGTTTCCGGGGGTGGAACAATCACTTTGGCAGCACCTGGGTTAAAACAGGCTATCGCGGCATCAACAACAGCTATCACAGTTGTAGATAGTGCCAATCGTAATATGATTTTTAATCGTAATGCTATTGCATTAGCAACTCGCTTACCAGCAGTAATTGACGGTGAAGCGGATCAGCGTGTGGTTGTTCAAGACCCTGAGACAAATTTGGCTTTCCAAATTTTGACATACTATGAGCATAAGCGTATGCATATGCAAGTTGGTATTGCATGGGGTTACGCAATGATGAAACCTGAAATGGCAGCGGTTGTTATAGCTTAGTAGTAAATAGCAGGGCTTTTGCCCTGCTCCATTCATTTTTGAGGGTAACATGGCAGCAACAATTTTAGTCGAAGATGGCAGCATTGTGAGTGGGGCAAACTCTTATGTAACCACAACAGAGCTTGCGACCTTTGCCGACGAGCGTGGTGTTACAATATCAGCAGCAGAAACCGAAGACTTGTTGATTAAAGCTATGGACTACTTAGAAAACCAGAATTTTAAGGGCTTAAAAGTACAAAGAACACAACCACTTGAGTGGCCTCGCACGGACGTTAGAATAGATGACGTTTATTGGGTTAACAGTGATGAAATACCACAAGAACTTAAAAATGCACAAATGCAAATAGCTCTGTCAATAGACGCGGGTTATAGTCCTCATAGGGTTCTAACAAGGCGCGTTAAGCGTGAGAAAGTTGACGAGCTTGAAATTGAGTATGCAGACGGTGCGGGAACACTAGACCGAGACCCAAAAGTTAACATGTGGTTAAGGAAATTAATTCGCGGCGGTAGCGGCGGTTTATATGTAGAGAAGTATAGTGGGTGATTTTAGCGATAGAATGCAAGCGACATCAAGTCGATTGCTTACAACTTACGGGGAATCAATATCCTGTACAAGAGCAGGAAACCCAGGAACATACGATCCAGCCGATTTATCGGTGACGTTAGGCACACAGACAGCTTATACAGGTGTAGGACTTCCGACCAACTACTCACAAGACGAGATAGACGGGGATAGTATACAAGAAGGTGACAGCCTGGTGTTGTTTTATTCAACTACTGAGCCCGAAGTCGGTGACACATTTACTTTTAATAGCACAGATTACAACGTCATTAGTATTAGCAAAAGTCGAGCACAGGGTGAGAATGTTTTATATAAAGTACAGGTGAGAATTTAATGGAAAATATTTATAATATTTTAGATAAGAAAGCTATTGAAATGGACAAAATTTACGAACGAATTATGAGTTATTCTTATGCCTACGTTTACAAATTTTAAACAATGGAATCAATGGCAGGCTAAAGAAGTTAAGGCAGTAGTTAAACTCAATCAAGAAATTATAGAAGAAGCAGCAGACGAGTTTAAAAAACGTGTAGAACACAAAACGCCTTTAGGCGATCCAACACTTTGGAAGCACAAAGCACCACCGGGCTACACACCAGGACACCTTAAAGATTCCTGGGAAATAGATAAGAGTTTTAACAAAAACGCAATAACACAAGCAATTGTGTATAACACCGCAGTTTATGCACATGTAATTGAAGGCGGGCTACATTCAAAACAAGCACCCCAAGGCATGATGCGTATAACAATTAAAGAACTGCCTGACATTATAGCAAAAATTGCAAGGCGTAAAAGATAATGGCTATATTAGCAAACATACAAATAGCATTAGATAGCAGATTAAACACGCTTACAGGCCTTCCTGATGTCGCATGGTCAAATACAAATTATAAACCAAGCAAAGGCACGACATGGCTAAGGCCAACATTACTACCAGCAGCAAGCACAAGCGCAACATTTGCGGGTAAAGACAGGCACCAAGGTATATATCAAGTTGATATATTTGTGTCAAAAGACAACGGTTTAAAGCCTATGTATGACTTGGCTGATGCCATACGAAGTCATTTTCACAAACAGACTTTGACAGAAAGTGACGACAAGGTTTATATCGATGTGGTTAGCTTAGCTAATTATGACCGTGTCGAATCTTGGTTTATGGGTAGCGTCGAAATAAATTATTTTAGTATAGAGGAATAAAAATTATGGGTAGTCATTTAGTTAACGGGTCAACTCTAGTTGTTGATGATGGGAACGGCACAGAGACCGATATCACCATTGGCGAGGTCATATCAGCCAGTGGTCTAGGCGGTGGCGAAAGTGAAGTTATTGACGTAACGAATTGGGCATCGACAGAGAAAGAGTATCGAATAGGGCTTGCTGATTATGGCACACCGAGTTTGACAGTATTATTTGATCCCGATGATAGTGGCCAAGATGAACTTGAAGTTATTAGGAAGGCACAAGAATCAAGAGAGTTTACAATCACATTACCAGACACAGCAACGGATAGGACTGGAACTTTCACAGCGTTTGTAACATCTGTATCACTTGATGCAAACCTTGGTGATGTATGGAGAGCAACGGTCAATTTTCGTGTAACTCAAGATCTTGAATGGGCGTAATACATGACCTTATTAAATAAAGATATTCTTAAAAAGCAATCATCCCCGCTTACAAAAAAATATATTGATGAGTGGGATTGCGAGGTATATTTTAAGAAGTTCACTATTGCTGATGAAATACTGTTAGAGAAATTAAACTCTAAGAAACGTATTACAGAAGTAGAGAAATTATTAAATATAATTATTCTTGCATGTGTTGATGACAAAGGCGAAAAGATATTTAAACCAGAGGATAAAGACGAGTTAATGGATATGCAATCCAGTGCTTTAAATAAGATTGTACAGATTGCGAATGAAGAAACTGGTTTAAATGATCAAGATATCGAGGAAAAGGCAAAAAACTCCTAAAGCGTCCATTTTACTACTATACCTTTGTTGTAGCAGATCGTTTAAATAAAACTCATAAAGAATTAAACGAGCAGATGGACGCAGAAAAACTGATTGAATGGATTGCTTTTATATCTCTTGAAAATGAAGAGTTTAAGAAAAAAATAGACCAAAAGTTAGAAGCAGACGCAGATACGGATACAAAAATCGAGATGTTAGAGAAATTATTTAGGGCTAAAAAATAAATGGCAAGAGTTGAAAGTGCAACATTAATTACTAAGTTTGTCTCAGATGACAGGCAGATGCACCAATCCATGAAAAAATTGGATAATCGTGCCGATAGCTTGAAGCGAAAATTTGCATCTTTGGGTAAGGGCATTGCAATAGCTGGGGGGGTTGCTGCTGCTGGTTTTAGCGCAGTGTTGAAAGTTGTAAACAACACCGCTAACGAGGTTGACCGATTAGGTAAAGTGTCTAATAAGCTTGGAGTGCTACCCAAAGAACTCCAGTTTATACAATTTAGAGCGAGACTTGCCGGGGTTGGTATAGAAAAGCTCAATATGGGCTTGCAACGCATGTCTAGGCGTATCGGTGAGGCTGCTGCCGGAACTGGCGAAGCAAAAAAAGCCTTAAAAGAGCTGGGTTTAAATGCACAAAACCTGGCAAATCTTGGAGCCGGTCAACAGTTTTCAGCAATTATAAACGCTTTGGGGCAGGTTGAAAATAAAACAGATCGTTTAAGATTAGGTTTTAAATTATTTGACTCTGAGGCAGTTGATATAGTCAATACAATTGGTCAGAATGTTAGAGGGTTAAGGCGAGAGTTTGAATCTTTTGGGGTTGGTTTAACCACAAAACAAGTCAAAGCCGTAGAAAGATACAATGATTCCTGGACTAAATTGACCGCTGTATTAGGGTCTTTCAGTATGCAGCTAACAGCAGAGTTAGCCCCAGAACTAGAAAAATTCGTTAATAAGTTTTCATCATCTATTAAAGAAATGGGGGGTTTAAAATCCATTGCTCAAGATGTTGCAGACGTGATGGTTACAGCATTTAGACTGATTGCAAAAGGCGCGCAAGCCACGGCCGCCGCAATAAGAAACAGTAAAAATCTTGCCAAAGGATTGCCCGATATTGGTGGGGATGTTTTAAAAAGCAATAAAAACCGATCAGGGCTTATAGGAGATTCCGCTAGGGCTTTTCAAGGGTTACAACAAGGGCAATCAATTGGTCAGACATTAGGAAACACACAACCAAATATTCCCATACCACAGAGCTTCGCAGACCGCTTGATGGGGGCTGCGGAAAAACTTTTCCAAGCTGGTGATAAGCTAAACACATCTGGCCAAGTGTTACAATCTAGTATACCTAGCATTGCCCCACTTTTATCAAAACAAAAATCTAGTGGGTTGAGGCAGTCAATCAGCAACCTCGGAGGATCTGTACAGTCTGAAATTGACAGACTTGTGCAGGGCAGTAGCTTAAACAAACCACAGTTTAAAAGTAGTGAGTTTGATAGGTTGTTTAGAAATGTTCTAGAAAGATCACAGAACGCTAGACCAGGCGATCAGGCATCAATAAATGCATTACATCAAACACTTGACAGGGCTAGGCAAGAGCTTCTAGTCGGCCAAGGGCAAGGCTTTAGTACTAAGGCGCAAATGGGTGCATTAGAACAGCTCAGAGAAATGATTAAAGGCGATATAGGCGACCGAAAAGGCAGCTTAAAAATTGAGCTAGTTACCGAAGAAGGTTTAGTAGTTAAGCATATTAAAGGTAAGGCAGGCACCAAGCATATAGAATGGGTGCAAGAACAAGCTTTAGAAAACGCAGCACAAACAGTGAGCTAATATGGCATTTGTATCAGGTATATCATATAAATTATACGACGATAGTGGTTTAACAACCGAGTCGTCAACTACGCTACAATTAACACATTTTACAGACTTATCAGACGGGAGTCAGGACTTCACTTATTATTTTGGCAGTACAGAGTCTAATAGAGTGTTGAAAGCTACGTCAAACCCAGGGGTTGACCAGATTACGTTGACAGCAACGTACATTCTCCCGGCGTTTGTAGCCTCAGCGGTTTATAGCTTAGGAGATATTGTAGAGCCAACATCTGCAAATGGCATAATTTATGAAGTGACTCAGGCTGGTACAGCCAGTACACAGCCTACTTGGCCCACGTCTATTGGTAGTACAGTAACGACAGGTAATGTTATTTTCACAGCATTGTCAGAAGACCATCCAACAACCGAGATTAAACTCGCCACCACAGAGGGTGGCCTTGGGGCCGGAGGGCAAACGCTAGACATTGGTACAGAAATTGCCAGTGGCTCGGCCAATGCGGTTGAAATATGGGTTAGAGTTACAAACACAATTGACACAGTTATGTCAAACTATGGTAATCCTGAGCTGTCAATAGCGATTGAAGAAGTGCAGGAGGAAACAGCTTAATGACAATAATAAAACATGCAAATAATTTTGCCACTACATTAAACGGAGATATTACAAATGTGGCTACTAGCATTACATTAACTAGCGCTACTGGTTTACCCTCTATTGGGTCTAATGAGGCGTATTATCTAACGATAACAGATGGTTCTAATGTAGAAATTGTCCTTGTTACTGATGATGCTTCTAGTCCAACCTTAACAGTTACAAGAGGCCAACAAGGCACATCTGGAACAGCTTTTTCAGATGGAGACACAATTGAACTTAGAGCAACAGCCGATAGTTTTGATCGAAAACAAGATCAAACGGCTACAGCAGGTGAAGATATTGATTTTAGTGCAGCTGATAGTTTTAAAGTACCATCCAACTCGTCACCAATTTTAGATGGTGATGGGGAGTTTGCTTACGATACTACTGTAACAGGTTTTTCTCATGGATTACCAAAGGGCTATAGTGGGGAGGAGTTTGGTTACGTTGTTATGCCAATTGCTCAATTTACAAGTCCTACTGATGGACATGTCCCAGCATATAATGCAACTAATGATGAATTTGAATTAGTAGCTCAGGCAGGAGGCGGCGGTAGTGGGGGTGCTTGGAATTTTCTTGGTGCTCAGACAGCGAGCACCTCAGCTAGTCTTAATTTTGAAAGTTTAATTGATAGTATCTATGATACTTATATTTTTGTCATAGAGGGTGTGCGTATCAGTAATGCAGGACAGTCGCTCTGCTTAAGAACATCAACAGACAACGGATCCACCTACGACTCAACTGCGAGTGACTACCATGACTCTGGTATGCGTGTTGCGACATCCGGCACACTAGTCGGCTTCGGTACCTCATCAGGTACACGAATTCGATTATCTAGTGACTTAGGGGCCCAGGTAGCCGCGGACGATACAGTTAACGGGCAAGTTTGGATGTATAATGCAAACAATGCAGCCACTGATACGATGTTTAAATTTGAGGTAGTATTTAACCACTTAACGGGTTCAGTATGCGTTACAGGCGCTGGTAAACGTACAGCGATTGCTGACGTTGACGCGGTGCAGTTTCTGTCATCTAGTGGTAACTTAACAAGTGGTACAATACGGTTGTATGGTTTGAGTAAATCTTAATTAATAGGGGCGTATAGTAATGGCCTTATTAAATAGTGGCCCACTAAATAGTACAGTTTTAAACGGGTCAGGAACCCCCCCAGCGAACATCGTCGGCACTGGGTCGGGCGACTTGTTACAGATTGAGCAGCAAGTAGCAATCAAAGCCTCTGGCGACTTATTACAAATTAGCCAACAAGTTTTATTAAACACCACAACATCAGGCGACTTATTACAAATAGAGCAAAAAGTAAATGCTGTTGGTTCAGGTGATTTATTACAATTAGCACAACGTGTTATATCTGGTGAGAGTCATTTTTACACAGTTAATGGTTTTGAGCCAATTATAACAATCGGAGGTTTATCAGTTGATGCAGCCGATTTAATTGAAAATATTCAGACGACATTCACAGAAAACGACAACGCAACCGCGAAATTTACTCTCCGTCTTGATAGAGTTCCTGGAACTTACGATCTATATAGTTACCAAGGCAAAACAGTGTCGATTGATATTCGCACAAGCTCAGGCACTACAAGAATATTCACGGGCTGGGTTGATTTGCCTCGTGTCAACGTACTGATGGAACGAATAGAGTTTAATTGTGTTGCTGATAGAAAAGATTTATTAAATGATAATGTAAACAAAAACGCCGTGGGGCGTTTTAGTAGTGTAATATCAGGTACACAAGATAAAGTCAATGAGATTGAGGAAAGGCTACTAGCAACAGCTCAAAGTCTTGACTTTGACGGTGATAATAATTGGTCATTAACTAGCTGGACACCGAAAGCATCCCCTGATTTCACTTTGTCAAACAGTGATATATTTAGAAGACAGCCAGAAATTGTTATTGAACGTCGTAATCAAATAATAAACAAAGTTAATTTAAATTTTAAGTATGGTTACACACGCTCGTATCATTCAACAGCAAGTTTTGTTTGGAACCACCCCTATAATAATCAAGGTATCTGCACGTTTTTAAAAGATTATCCTGATATACCAACTAAAGACATGGTTAGAAGCGCTATCGATGGGGCGGGGTGGCAGTATAATGACGCTCTTATAGGATGGACAGAGCTGCCAGCGACAGGATCTTATAATTGCTCAGGCACTACTGTTTTATGGTCAACTACTCCAATTACAAATTATGTCACGCAAGCTAGGCGTGATGCAAACGGCAACACTGTCACTGACGCTAACGGTAACGCACTAGCTGAGACTGTATCATTAGGGGTTGTTGATCTTAACGATGTTTATACAATGGGAGCGTCTTGGAACGCATCCTACCGGTTTAATCAAAATATCACAGAAGATTACACAATTACAGTGGAGTCAACCCAAAGTCAAAATCGTTATGGCACCAAATCGAGAGATTTAGCCTTTACTTATATAGACGAGTTTGACGCAAGTAGCTGGGAACAGTACAACAAGCATGATAACTCAATCCCTAGCGGGGCTATTACTAACGGAAGCAGTTACTATCTAAACAGGGATAGCAACAGTACCAAGTTTGATAACGCAATACAAACAGCAATACAAAGAGCTAAAACACTCATTCTTGCTGGCCATAGAGACACAGTGATTACATTCCAGCGAGATTTTTGGAAGGATATCAAATTAAAACACACAGTGGCCCTGCCAGGCACAAGATGGATTGTGGGTAAAGGTAAAGTGTTCAGTTACACACATAATATTGATGCTGATGGGGCAGACCACTTCACCGAGGTTAAATTAAAAACTTATCGCTCAACAGCAAGTGAAACAGACACAACAATTACAGCACCAGCAAGACCTAGTGAGACACTACAAGCACCCACGTTTGCCATTGCTCTACAATCGCATTATGGGCAAGCACCGATTGAGGCATGGACTGGGCATATCGGTAACATCTGGACAACAGAAAGAATTGGTGCTAATACAAACTTTTTTAGAACGACTTATCAAGAAGAATTCAGAGTGGACACGCCGAAAATTTCTAACACTTATCGAAACACTAGGATATTGTCACAAACTGCAAGTTATAGTGTTAATATACCCCAAGACAATGTAAACGTAATATCACACGGGTTTACAATATGACAAATAGGCAAGTCCAAAATATTCAAAAAATAGCCAGAACAAAAGAAATACAAAAAGCTATTGACGAATTACGCGCTACCGGCCAAATTGATAATTTTGGTGAAATTTCAGGCCAGCGTGGTAGAGCTTTTAAAGATGAATCTTTTAATAGTAATAACAGCAGCCAAAACACAACAACAAGAAATGCTTTTGCAGGGTCTAGTCCTCTGTCAGGGGATGGCACTGGTGCTCAAATACCCGTGTCATCAGAACAAGGCAGCGAAAACGCTGACGATTTTTTAGACGATGAATCTGATTTATTTACTAGCAATGGTGGCGATGAGGAAAGTCTTTCAGGTAAACAGCAATTAAGAGAGTTGACAGGGCTAGAAGATTGTTTGACGGGCGACCCTTTCGAAGTGCGCTTTGATGGGCAGTATAAACCACCTGCTACATGGGACGAGGCTAATACACCCCCTGGAGGGGAAGAAGACGAGACTTGGACGAGCGGAGTTTACTACAGGAACTCCGCTACAGAAGGATCAGCAACTATTTTTGGTGCTTCTGCCAATATCGTGCTAGACGCTGTATTACAAAACTTGATTGACTCTAATCCATCTTTTGATTATGTTGAAACTGGTCGCTTCCCTATCAGTTTTACTATGATAGGGGGAGAACAGGTTTTTAACTATCAAATAAATTACGCCAACTTAAACCCGGACGGTACGGTAGGCGGTATTGGTAATGGTGCAGCGTACGCATTTACCTGCTCAGGCTCACCCCCTGCAGGGTCGTCCGCTGCCTGTGCTGTTATGTCAGCCCCAACCACCCCAGTGGAAACCGAGTGGCCAGAAGACCCTAGCAGACCGACATACCTATCTTGGAATGCAGAAACAGGTAAATTTGAACCTAACCAATATGACCCAAATGTACCTCCAAAATATGTTGATGGCATGAGTGAATTAAATTTATGTACTGAGGACGGAAAGAACATGACTATCAAGCCTCTTAGGGACGGGGGCTTTGCTATTTATGAGTCACAAAGTAGTGGTGGCCCTGTAGCCGTAGACGCAACAATAAAAAAAGTAAATAGGAATTTAACTGTAGAAGGAATTATATCAGAAGACGAACTAAATTTTTTACTACCGAGATAATATGAAATACAGAATGAGTGCCGAAGGCAAAGCAGAATTAGCGAATTATGAGGGCTTAATCCTCACCCCCTACTATTGCGCAGCTAACGTTAAAACAGTGGGATTAGGCAGCACAATATCAGATATCCCAGACTTGCCGAGCTGGCCATGGGATAAAGAAATTAGTGTACAAAGGGCGGTTGATTTATTTGAGCAAGGACTTGCTAAGTATGAGCGTGCTGTCAATAATGCTCTAAAAGTCGATATTAAGCAACACCAATTTGACGTTCTAGTCAGTATATGTTATAATATCGGTATTGGTGGCATGCGTCGAAGCACATTTATGAGACGTGTCAATAATAAAGAATCCGACAGACGTATAACCGCTGCGTTAAAAATGTGGAACAAAGCCGCAGGGCGTGTTAACCGTGGGTTAGTTAACCGCAGAAAAGCAGAGTCAAAGCTCTGGAAAACAGGTGTATACAAAAGTGGTGGTTATGTTAACAAGATACCAACAAATAGCCGGCACAGACCCGTTTATAGAAAAGGTAAACGGTTCTATATTTTGGCCTATTTCCAAGATCAGGTTGTGGATGATACACCGACTGAAACCGTGTCAGCAGCACAAGAGACTAAAACGCTATATGATTATATGTTAAAATTTTTGTATGAGGTATTTGCATGATAAATTTTCTTTGGTATTGTTTAGTCGATTTATTTAAGAAAGATAAAGATGATGAATGAAGGCTATATGATAGTAATACTTATGCTTTGTATTGTGAACGGTGTTGCTGTGAGCAAGGCAAGAAAAGTATTCTTACTGGCAATCGCTCCCACCCTTGTAGGCGTGTGGGCGTTCTTTAATCTAGATCAGGCCAATTTTATCATGACATTAATCACAAGTTGTGTAATTACTGGTGCAGCGTTTGTGATTGGAAAAAATTTTGAGTAATAACTTGACATTTTATTAATCATCTATTATAATAGTAAGTAAGAAAAAGATTCCAGTAGCATAACTCGAAATGTATTGGGTATATACTTAGTATTTGTTTCTGATCATTTACTTGAAAAACTGCTCCGATTGACTACCGTAAGTAGTCATAAATTAATACCACTGTAGTGGTATTTATACAGCGAATTAGTTTAAAACAGTGTAAAATACCATTACAATGGGATTTATAAAAGAGGGGGTGTGACAGGGTTCGACAGCTTGAAGGCCATTAGGCAAAAAGCTGGACGTGAGTTCGATTCTCACCACCTCCACCAAAATTAGGTTGTCATGGCTGAATAACTCGTAGTGTTCATGGCCACGAGTAAGGCACATAGTCAGACATAGTAGTCAGGCACGAGAAAGAACGCTTAGTTAATTCTGAGCATCGAAGTGTCACAGCAGATTCACTATCTGCGGCTATGGTTCCCGAAGCATGCATATAACTAGGCAGAACTAGGGATAATAAGAGGACTTGCTGATCACAAGCCTCCCGACAACTTAAGTGCTCTATTGGGGATTCCTGGTGGGGCAATCGATAGCTAGAGTCGATTAATAAAATGCGCTGGCATGTCCTGGGTATGACAATTTAAAATACTTAGACGTTTCCGGCCCGTCTTAAAATAATGCCGGATCCATTATTACAGTCTAGGCTGCTGACTAAAAATGCAGCCTCCAATAATAAAAACAAATAATTGGAGTGGGGCTATCGGCAATCCGTTGGTTGTGGCTGAGCCGGGAACGTAACGCCTGAGGGCTTGCGGAGTTGCTAGAGGGTTAGGGCAACATTACTATAAATTAATGAGGTGCGTATGTCTTTCTATTCTTATCCGAATCGGCTGGTATGTAGTGTTCTTGAAGAAATGAGGAATATGTTAAAAATCTTGGACCACAACAATATTGACAAGTATAAATCAAGTCAAGCGATGCTTATAGAAGAAACGCAAACACTAGTAAATAGAATGGAGGCAGGTCTTGAAGACCAGAGGGACCTCCGAATGGCTCATGAAGAGATCAAAAAGTTAAAGAAAGAGATTAAAGAGCTAGAGGATAAAAGAGATAGTTTAAAAGTTGATGTAAAAGAATAGTACAAATCATATTAATAATAAAGGGCTTAATTGCCCTTTTTTTTGTCTCTAAAATTTGACAATATAACTTATATAATATATACTCATTAGTAAGTTAATATGAAATGTGAGAAAAATATGAAAGCATATACAGCAGGAGTTACTAAACAGCAATTCGTTAATGAATTGCTTAAGCATCAACAGCTAGATAACTTCATAAGAGGGACTTATGAAGACAATGGCAAAGGCTGTGCTGTTGGCTGTAGTTTAATGTCAATAGCTAAGATTAAGAATGTTAATATTAACTTTGACCAGCACAGTCTTTATGAAAAATTCTTAGGGATTCCTGAATGGCTGGCCAGGTTAGAAGATACATTATTTGAGGGTATATCTACAGAGCGTAGTAAAACCTGGCCAGTGGAGTTTGCACAAGCCATCAACACCGGTGCAAACTTAAACAATATTAAAACAGATTTTATCTGTTATACACTGCAAGAAAACATCAACACTCTTGAAAGTATTGATGTTGATGATCCTATAGTACAGCAAGTAATAGATGTTAGTAGACAAATAATTGCTGCTCAGCGATCTGGTGATAAGCATCAGATAGAGTCCGCACGGTCCGCCACATGGGCCGCACGGTCCGCCACAGAGTCCGCACGGTCCGCCGCACGGTCCGCAGAGTCCGCACGGTCCGCCACATGGGCCGAATGGTCCGCCACATGGGCCGAATGGTCCGCCGCATGGGCCGCAGAGTCCGCCACATGGGCCGCAGAGTCCGCCACATGGGCCGCACGGTCCGCCGTAGAGTCCGCCGAATGGTCCGGCGCACGGTTCATCACATGGGCCGCACGGTCCGCCGCACGGTCCGCCGAATGGTCCGCACGGTCCGCCGCACGGTCCGCCGAATGGTCCGGCGCACGGTTCATCACATGGGCCGCACGGCCCGCCGTAGAGTCCGCCACATTTGAAAAATATGCGGATAAACTGTTACAATTAATGAAACAATGTAAATAGAGAGAGTGGTGTTGATGGGACAAGTATTTTTTAAATATTATGACACATTTGGCCGTGAAGTTATACAGCATATTGACAAGAGAGATGTTAAATCTTTTAAAATAGCATTAATGGAACAGTCATTATATAGAAACATAGGCCCATTGTACATTTATAGAAATGATGAATGGCAGGAGCTAGATTATTATAATGAGAGAATATAGATGACTAAAAAAGACGATGTACGATACATTAAAAAATGTGTCGATGAAATAGCAAAGAATAAACACAGTGAGGATATGTTATATTTATTAAATTTCATGTGTAATCTAATGGCCAACGATGTTGGCAGTGGGTTTTTACGTGGTGCCTCTATTGCACGTGATTTCACTATTGAAGAATTAAAAGTAAAAGTAAGTTATATTGGTGATAGAGTTAAAACAAGCAGGTGATATATGATTAAATTCAGAATTTGGGAAAAAGGGTGTAACAGCTTAGATGATGTTAGCTATTATACAATACCTATTGATGATCCAGCGTGTGTTAAGAAGACGATAACGTTCTATCCTGGAGACAGAATAGATCAATACACAGGGCTAAAAGACAAGAATGACATAGAAATATATGAAGGGGATATAGTAAAAGGATCTATGGGGCGTAAATATGTAATTAAATTTGGTAAATATTGTGGTTTAGATTTTTATGATAGAGATAATTACGGTTATTACCAAGAAAATACTACAGACAAGCTGAATGTGAATCCCTTAGTAGATGAAGACGACTTAGAAGTAATAGGGAACATTTACGAAAATTCCGAGTTATTAAATGCTGATTGAAAGTTAAGGTGAGTTATACCGGCGATAGAGTTAAAACAAGCAGGTAATATTATGAAAGAGATTAAATTTAAATTTTGGGATACTTCTTTGTGTCAGTTTTTATCTCCAGAGAGCTTTTCTGTAGATTTTAAGGGTCAAGTTTGGAGTAAAACACTAATAAAACCCTACAGTGATATTAAACCTATTCAATACACAGGACTAAAAGACAAGAACGGTGTTGAGATATACGAGGGGGATATAGTCAAGGGTAAACAATTCGATGATTATTTTAGGTTTCCAACACCAAAACCATTTGTGGCACAGGTGCATTTATATTTTGATACAAATATATCCAGTTATTCCACAGGCGGGCCAGATGGGTCTACTGAATTTAGAGAATTAGAAGTAATTGGCAACATTTATGAAAACCCCGAGTTATTAAATGCTAATTGAAACTAAAGATTGCCCATTTTGTGGCCAGGGTGGGAATACTCCGTGTTTCGCCGTATATACTGATGGTTATAAGTGCTTTTCATGTGGAAAATGTAAAATAAACGACTACAGCCTGACAAAAGCCTCTCAGCAGACGATTGATAAGAGCTTACCTAACCTACCAAAAGTCAATAAAAACCCCAGCAGCTTCACGATAGACGGTCAAAAGTGGTTGTTGCAGTATTTTATAACCACAGATATAGCAAAACATTATAATATATGGGAAACTGAAAGAAATAGCTTCATTTTCCCCGTTCTTGATGGGGATAATGTAATTTTTTATGTTGAACGATATTACAACGAAAAGAAGATCTTTAACAGAGGACAAAAACAAGAGATGCTAATTCGCTGTTCGCAAACAGCGAACACTGTAGTTATCGTAGAAGACTTTATATCAGCAGTAAGAGTGCATAATGCTGGATTTAATGTTCTTTGTTTGTTTGGCACAAAGATAAAGTATGGCAGATTAAAACAAATGATATCAGACTTTAATAAAATTATTTTGTGGCTTGATGGAGATGAAGCTGGACAAAAGAGCACAGGGGTGTTATACTCTATGATACAGAGTATAAATAAAAAACGGCGGGTGTTAGAAAGTCCGAAATGTGTATACAGTATTCAGACAGATTTAGACCCAAAGAAATACACAAAAGAGGAAATAATGAATGAAATACATAGCATCGTTTAGTGTTGTTTTAGCCGCCGCATTAATGGCAGCAGTGCTGTTATCAGGTAGAGCAACGGTTAATTTTAACCACAATCCAAAATTTGACAGGTTGCTAGAGCATAAATATTATCGATATGATTATGCCAACGGTGATTTGAATATTTATTTAACTGATGGCGTTCGAGAGCGTGATGGGTATTTGTCGTTAATACAACTAATAAACAATAATAAAGATAAAAAAATCAAGCTGTATTTGGCAGGAAATGGGGGCAGAGTGGACAGCACACTGTCATTATGGTTTACACTTAAGCATCACCCTAAAGAGGTCACTACTATTATTTATTCAAATGTGTATAGCGCACATGCTTTGCTTGGATTTGCTGGAAACGTTATTATCATTCTAGATGACGATGTTGTTTTTATGTTTCATATTGAAGCGGTCAATGGTGAACTTGTCAAGGATTATTGCGATAAACAAGAGGGCAAAGATCGGAGTATAAGTAAAAGAAAAAAATGCCATAAATACCGCATTAAGTTGAGAGAACAGTATGATAACACGATTATGAATATCCTATTTGTCGTATTAAATAAAGACGAGATAGAACGTTTTTATAAGGGTGAGGATATTTTATTGAGTGGTAAAGAAATTAAAGAGAGGTTAGAAAAATGAAATGGTTAATGTTACTTAGTGTTATGGCTGCTGGCCCTGATGGTGGCCAGCCATACACAATCACAGAAGTTAAAGACAGTTTACAGGAGTGCAGGCGCGTTATCAAAACAATCAAAAAACATGAATGGTTTATCCACGGCGCATGCGTTAGGATGGAATTTTTGAGGGAAAAGAATGCAAATTGAAATGAAAATACTAGATAGTGATTTATACCCTAGTGGTAATAATTCATCGTTATCCCCTTTAGGGTATGCAACGCTAGGGGCGTGTGCTATTGACTTAAGAAGTGCCGAGGATGTCACTTTAATGCCTGGTGAGCGTAAAAAGATCAAGACAGGCATTGCCATTCATACGGGCAGTTGTTCACGCTGTACTAGGAATAAAAAACACGGTGTCGCTGCGTTAATATTGCCTCGTAGTGGATTAGGTACTAAAGGACTCGTTCTTGCTAACACCGTGGGTTTGATAGACCAAGACTACCAAGGTGAGTTGATTATCAGTGCATGGAATAGTAATCAAAGTTATCCTGATGAAGAATATATGGATTTTCAAGGAAGTATTTGGCAGAAAAGTACTGACGATCCTATCGAAATTACACGTGGTGATAGAATAGCTCAATTAATGTTTACACCAATTATAAGACCAGAGTTTAAAATAGTGGAGGAATTTAGTAACAGTACAGAACGTGGGGAAGGTGGATTTAATTCAACAGGTGATAAATAATGTCTATAGAGATAGAACTATTACAAGCTTTATCAAAAAGAGACAATTATAACAAGTATGAACCATATCTGAATAAAAAAGCTTTACATGATGATACACGCATCATACTTAAAGACTTCGGTAAGTGGTTCAAGCTGTATGAAGATAAAGACGTTATCGATTTTGATAGTTTAGAAACCCATGTGCTACAAAATTGGCACAAAAAAGACTTTGACGAACAGGATATTATTTATTACAAAAACACATATTTTCCAACACTTAAAGAAACGAGAGATGTTGATTGCTCCAAAACTGTTTTAGCTTTATACCAGCAGCAAACAAACAATGAAATTATCGACAATATTGATAATTACAACAAAGTTAGGGAACTGCTAGAAAACTATCAAGACGTTGAAGATAAAATACTTGGTACTGATGTAGGTATTTTTGATATTGCTGACATTGACTTATCAGCTATTTGTCAAGACCACGGGCTGCCATGGGCGTTTAAGAGCTTAGAAAAAGGATTTGGCCGTATTGTGCCAGGTCAGTTTATCGTTGCATGTGGGGATAGCTCAACGGGTAAGAGTGCATTTTGTTTAACGATTGTTGTTGAGATATTCAAACATTTACATAAGATAGAGAACCCCCGCCCGATATTGTATGCAACAAGTGAGGACACACAAGAAGATCTAGCCGCTAGGTTTTTCTCTAACTTGTATCACGAAAAGATAAAGGGGGGTTTTGAAGAAATCTTAGAACGTAGGGAAGAAGTGCAGTCCAAGTTTAGACAAAGTTTTAACAGTAGACTATTAATGCCATTTCAAATTGATGGTCCTCACGACATGATTAAGATTGAAAAACTTGCAGAAAAATATAATCCGGCTATAATTATAATAGATATACTAGATAAGCTAGCAGAAAGTGACGACCAAAAAGATTTAACAAAAGTTTACGGCCGTGTCAGGAGTTTAGCAAATAAAGGCTTCCCTATTCTTGCAACGTCACAGAGTGGTAATACAGGGTATTATTGTAAAGAAACAAACGAATGGCGATATAGACGTTGGTTAACTGATAAAGATATGGCAAACAGTAAGTTTGGTAAGCAGGGTGCTTGTTATGCGATTATTGGGATTGGTAAAGAAACGGACGACTCCCCGTATAGGTTTATTAACACTACAAAGAAAAAGCGTGGTAAAAATATCGCCTGTACGTGTGAATTAATTGATAAATTCAGCCTTTATAAAGAGCAACTATGAAAGTACTAAGTTTAGATACAGAAACGAGTATACAATCAGACCATTGGGGTGCGGATGCTCGTTGTCCTGATAATGACTTTTATACCGTTATCATGGCGGACAAGCCTGATAATGTGTCAATTTGTCACGAATTGACAGGTTTTTCCCGACAACTACCTGACCCAGTGTGTTCCAATTTGGAACAAATGGGAAAGGGCGATTTAATTATTGGTGTAAATCTTGGATTTGACCTGAGGTTAATGTGGAACCATAACAACGAATTAAGAGATTTCTTTGTCAGAGGCGGGCAGGTCTGGGATTGTCAATGTGCGGAATATATTCTTACAGCACAACAACATTGCTTTGCATCATTAGGTGAGTTACAAGAGAAGTATCTAGGACACAAACAAAAAGTCGATAGAATTAGTCGGTTATATCAAAAGAAAATAGGTGCGGATAAAATCTTACAAGCACGAACAAGGTGCCCCCGTCTCTTTGCTCTGTATGAAAAATACTGCAAGCTCGATGGTGTTACACCGTTAAAAATATTTAAAAAACAATACATTAGGGCTAAAAAGGAAGGTATGCTTGATATTGTCATGCTCTATCAAGATTATTTAGCCAGTTTGATAAATATGTCATCAACGGGTATCCATCTTGACACCGAGAAAATTGGTGAGCTACGGATACAGTACGAAAAGAAATATATCGAATATCTTGAAAAAGCACAAGATAAACTCAAAGACGTTTGGACTGATGAACGCCTGCCAGAATTCAATGTCAACAGTAATGACCACAAGTCAGCCGCGCTATTTGGTGGTATGATTAAAAACAAAATACGAGAACATGTAGGACAATACAAAAACGGTAAAGACAAATTTAAATTTGTTGAGTATAATATACCAGTTGTGGGGCTAGGCGTTGACACTAAGCTAACCGAAGAAAGTAGAAAAGAAGGGGTTTACAAGACGGACACGCACGTTATTGAACGTATATTACATGAATCAAATAACAATAATGCTATTGAATACTGTAAGTACCAAAAAGAAGCAATGTCATACAAAAAGACAATCTCAACGTATCTTGATGGGTTTGAGCGTGTCGCTGTCGACGGTGTGTTGTATCCAAACTTTAACAATTGTCAGACAGTGACAGGGCGATTATCATCGTCTAACCCTAACAATCAGAACGTTTCTAAGCGAAATAAGTTTGGCAAAGACTTACACAGTTTGTTTATTGCCCTACCTGGCTGGGTATGTGTGCAGATAGATTACTCACAGCTTGAAATATTTGTGCTCGCATGGTTGTCTAATGATAAGAAGCTAAGAGAAGATTTATTAAATGGGGTTGACCTTCACTGTGTGCGCCTATCGTATTACGTTGATAAAACATATGATGAGCTGATACAACTGTGTAAAGTGGACGCTGACCCTTATTGGGTTGGGCTACGGACTGCCGCTAAGATTGTATCCTACCAATCAGCTTACGGGGCTATGCCTAAAAAAATCAGCCAATCATCTGGGCTTGATGTTGAGACAGTCGAAACTATATTTGAAAAAGAAAAACAAAATTACTCAAATGCTGCACAACTTGGTGACACTGTCCGACAAACAGCGGAACGCAGTAAGAAACTAAGTTATGGGCAAAATATCCCGTACGTGATGAAAAAGGGCAAGAATGGGTCGCGTATTGACAAAAATGGCGTGGAATTACTCCCAATATTTGACAAAGCAGGTAACGTAGTATATAATGATAATTATGTAAGAATGGTGGGATATTGGCAAAGCCCTACTAATAAAAAATACCATTTTCTTGAGAATGGACGACGGCTACGCAACGGTGATGTTAGTCAAGGTGTATCATTTACACAGACTAAAAACTACCCTATGCAAGGGAGTGCAGCAGATATACAAGGAGCAACAACAGCAGAGCTTTTAAAAGCTTGCCTGACAAGACCAGATAAAATCAAGATGATTAATGAGGTCCACGATTCAAAATGGTTCTATATTAGAGAGGACGAGAAAGATGTGATAATACCGTGGATTGTTGGTGTTATGGAAGACATACCAAAGGTATTTTTAAGAAGGTTTGGTATCCACGTACCATTTAAGTTCCCCGTTGATGTTGAGATTGGGGAAGATTTTGCAAACATGCAGGAGTATAAAGTATGATATTTAATTTAGTTAAAGTTGAAACGAAACAAAACGGGCAGTATACTAATATTATCACGACCTTTAAGTCGCAAAAAGGTAAAGAGTTTAAAGTGAGCACAAATGTTGATGCATTAGATGAGACATCAAAGAAGTTCTTACGTCCTTTGAACGGTCAAAGTGTTGACCTAAAAGTGAATGCTGACGTTAATAAAGACGGTAAATTCTGGTCATTAAATAGTATTAGTGAGGCAACACAAGAGCAGCTACAACAAGCTGCTGAAAAGAAAGCTCAATATAATAACAATAAAGGTGGTAGTTATGACAACACAGGCGTAAAAGTAGGGGCTGCACGTAACCAGGCCATCGCTTACCTAGCCGCTGTAAAAGACAAGTTTAATTTAAACGATGTTGATGAAGCGGCTTATGAAATTCTTGAACGTCAGGCAGCTATGGAAAAGAATTACAAAGACGGCATCAACCCTTTTGAAGAAGAAACAAAAAACCAACAGGAGCAAGATACACAAGATGCTTTAGAAAACGATGATGATGTACCATTTTAGAGGTGTAGAATGATTATATACTTAGCAAACCCATATGGATTTTCAAAACAACAACGTAATAAATTGTTACCTGAGTTGGTTAGTAAATTAGAGTCTTTTGGCCATGAAGTATGGGAACCATTTGAAAGAAACGCTCAAATTGACTTTAATTGTACTGGTTGGCCCTATGATGTAGGGCAGAAAGATAAAAAAGATGTAGAAAATTGCGATGCAATATTCGCTGTATGTAACGGAAATCCTCCTGATGAAGGTGTTATGATTGAGCTTGGTATGGCGATAGCTCTCCATAAGAAAATATATTTATTTAGAGATGATTTTAGGAAATGCTCTGATTCGCCAGACTACCCACTTAATTTAATGTTATTTTGTGGATTTTACCGACATGAGTGGAAAAATAATTATTTCACATCTATAGAGGGTATTAAATTATGAGTATTGATCCAAAACAAGGTGCAGGACAAAAAAAGCAAGGTTTTGAAGCCCTGCCTCACACAGCAGTCATGCTGCTGGCAAAAGCTTGTCAGAATGGAGCTGATAAATATGGCCCACTCAACTGGCTTGATCTTGATGATGGCACTATGTCAACACAGACATATATTAACGCCATTGAACGTCATTGGTTACTGTTTAAAGCTGGCGAAGACATAGCGTCTGATAGTTTGGTACATCATCTTGATCATATAATGGCGGGATGTGCTGTGTTTCGAGATGCTATGTTGTTAGGTAAAGTCAACGATGATAGAATTAAGCTGACAGATGAACAGTTAAAAGTGTTAAAACAACTAATAGGTGGATAAATGGGGCATTATTATAAACAAGACGGTTCAGCTTGCTATTTTCAGCCAGATGGTAAAGACACTACTATAAGGCACGCTAGACCACAAAAGCTGGTACCTAGTGTGACAGAGGTGTTGAATGTAGCTGCAAGCCCAGGTTTAGCCATATATAAACAAAACCAGCTTCTTGACTCGGTGATTCGTTACAACCCCAGCAAATTCTGGAGTTTAGACGAGGTGTCGGACGAGCAGCAAAAATGGCGTAAGACAGTTGTTGCTATGTCAAAACAGCACGCGGAGAAGGCGGCCGCTGAGGGCAAGAAAGTTCATGATATGCTTGAACGTTGGTTCAAAGGGGAACACGTATATGAGGCCAGAAAACTCGTCCTATACGTTATGGAGTGCTTCGAGGAAAACGGCCTACCGTTAAAAGGGTGGGTTGCAGAAAAAAGCTTTGCCTCACCATTAGGTTTTGGCGGGTGTGTTGACTTACATCACCCAGAGGCTAGAATTATTCTTGATTTTAAGACAAAGAGCAACGACAACTTTAGCAAGGCTAGAGCTTATGAAAGTCATCATATGCAGACGGCTGCTTATGCTGTAGGGTTATTTGCCAATGGGGCGTTAGAGATCGGTGATCTAGGTTCTGTAAAAAGATATAACTTATTCATTAATAAAGATAATTTTAATGAAATGAAATTGACAGAAAGCACAGACTTTGACAAAGATTGGAAAATGTATTATAATTTACTTGAGTATTGGAAATTAGTTAAGAATTATGACGGGAGTTTTTGAAATGGCAAAATGTTTGAATGAAGCAATAAAACGCTATTACGATGAAAATAGTGTAACTTTACCTGAGTTTGTCCAGTGGGCGGAGTATGTCCATATAAACGACTCACAAGCGGCTATTCAACAAGCTATTGAACAGGCATATGCTAAGGGCTTGTCGTTAGGGTATCAAGCCGGCTACAAAGACGCTAAGGACGAATGGTGGCGTGAGCAAGACAAAGAAATAACAAAATTAGTGCGAGGTGCTGGTGAAAAAGACTAAAGCGGGGGGTACTTGGACAAGTGCTCGATATTTTAGCTTCATACGTAGTGCTTTACGCAGAGCTTTTGTTAAATACCCTGTTAGGTATCAGGCTTTAGAAAAAGCCCGCAGACTCTCAGAATTGAGTGATAAACGCACAAAGTGGGAGTATCAGTGCAATCATTGTAAAAAATGGTTTAAGCAAAAGGATATTCAAGTAGATCATATCAAAGAATGTGGGAGCTTAAAGACTTACAGAGATTTACCTCGATTTGTTAAGACGTTGTTTTGTGAAGCTGGGAACTTGCAAGTGCTGTGTAAACCGTGCCACAAGGGTAAAACATATGAGAAAAAATAAAAGAGCGCGATTTGCGTGGGCGGAGCGCAGTATTAAATGCTATTTAAAAAGTTTAAACGAGATGATAGTCGATACTGGTATTAAATTGAAATTAGTGAAAACTAGTGAGGATGGTAAAAATGGCAAAACCGATTGAGGAACACATAAGGTTTTTGGGTGGCGAAGTACCTAAGAAAGATATAAACGTAACATTACATTACCAAAATAACGATGGGTATTATGATTGTGAAATTCACTACGACGGTATACCCGTTGCGTATTTTGACACATCAGGTGGAGGCATTGTCGCTATAGTGTTTGAGCTACATTATTACACTAGAAAGAACAAGCAATTCTGGGATAATTTACGAAACGCTAACGCAGAGGTGTTAAGAGATATCCAGTATTTAGAATCAAAAGGCGTTGACTTTGACGTTAAAGAAAGGCACACAAAACAATACTGTATCAAACTAGAGCAAGGATTTTACTAATGGTTAAGCATTTATTTATACCGGACGTACAAGCGAAAGCTGGTGTGCCTTTAGAACATCTTGCTTGGATTGGCCAGTACATTGTTGATAAACAGCCCGAGGTTATTGTTAATATTGGGGATTTCGCTGATATGCCAAGTCTATCAAGCTACGATAAAGGGAAGCTTAATTTCGAGGGTAGACGATATAAAAAAGACATAGCGGCTGTAGAGCTTGCTATGGATACACTATTACAGCCGTTGCGTGAATACAACGCAAAAAAGCGTAAAAATAAAGAAAAACAGTATAAACCTAGAATGGTGTTGACACTTGGTAATCATGAAGAAAGAATAAAACGTGCTGTAAACGATTCCAGCGAGCTAGAGGGTTTAATTAGTTATAACGACTTGCCATATAACGATTGGGAGGTGTACGATTTCTTAGAACCAGTTTTTGTCGACGGGGTTTGTTATTGCCATTACATGGCCAATCCTATGAGTGGCAGACCTTATGGGGGTATGGCTAGCACAATACTCAAAAACGTTGGCCATAGTTTTGTCGTAGGGCATGCGCAAAAACTTGAAGTGGCAACAAGGCATTTAATTACTAATGAGCAACAATGGGGCATTATAGCTGGGGCGTGCTATCTTCACAATGAAGATTATAAAGGGTACCAAGGTAATAACCACTGGCGTGGTATAATCATGCTACACAGAGTGCAAAACGGCAGTTTTGACCCCTGTTTTATTTCACTAGATTATTTGAGGGATAAATATGCGTAGTATTTTACACATAGATTACATGATAGATTTTGAAAAAGATGTTGACGAGGATTTACGCAACGAATTTAATGACAAGGTGTTTGAATTGGTAGAAAGTTTTGGCGCGACTTGCTGCGGTATGTCGAGATTATTTACTGAAAATGAATGGTTAAATCACGATGAGTAGGTATGCAATTTGTGATGGGTCTTTAGTAGACATTGAAACAATGAATTTTAATGTGGGTATAGACATTATTGCTCACCATTTAGCAAAAATTAACCGCTTTAACGGAGCTCTCCCACTTGATGTCAATTATAGCGTTGCAGAGCATTGCTTAAACCTATGTGATTACTTTTTAGAACATACACAGACCAGAGAAAAATTAGAACAAAAACAACTGGATTACAAAAAAGTTGCGTTGCTCGCTTTGTTACATGATGCAAGCGAAGCCTATGTAGGGGATATGGTGAGCCCACTAAAAGCGTTCTGCCCAGATTATCAGAGGATTGAGACTAGAGTATATGGTGAAATTCTATCAGAGCTGTGGCCTCATTGTTCTATCAATGATGAGTTTGCTAAAACCACTGAGTTGGTTCATAAAGCTGATAAACAGATACTGCTTGATGAAGTTGCGTGTATTATACCTAACAAACTAGAAATTTATCAAAAAGAATTGCCGAAAACAAAGGCTTTACAGTGGAGAATTTATTACAATTACAAACCATCATATGTAAAAAATTTATATATAAAACGCTATAAAGAGTTGACATCTTTTTAAAGTTGTACTATTATTTATATAAGAGGATAGAAAAAAGGCAGCATCATGGCAATTTTATTTATTTTAGCAATTATAGGAGTAATTTTTCACGATTACATAACTTTAACATATAAAAGACGGGGCAAAAGAGGAAGATGTTTGTAATATTAATGATTATTATAGGGTTTTTTGTGGTACTAGGGTTGTCTGAATATATCCAGTACCGAAAATGGGTTAAGCACCACAAACCAGGAGAAGGAAATGACAATTTTTAAGGCGAGAGATGGCAGAGCAAGATCTTATGAAGATTGGTGGCTTGAGGCGTATAATTTTTACAACGATATTGATCCTAGTGGTAAAATAGTTAAAATGCCGCACGATTGGTGGCGAAGGTGGGTTGTAGTACTTGGTATTGAGAAAATGGAGGTAAACAAATGAGCATTGAAGAAGCTGTCGAAATACTAAAAAAATTTGCAAAAGGTGAGGTATGATGATTTACTGTGATGGGAGTTATAATCAATATACTGGTGATGCATCGGTTGGTGTTACTTACTACAATATAAGTAAGCGTGTTAATGCTTCAAATAGCTTTGAAGCTGAACTCTTAGCAATTTACCAAGCTTTGCTTATTTGCAAGTGTGGCACAACTATTGTGACAGACTGTAAAAACTTACAAGAGATTTTATGTAATTACGTGCCAAGACAATCGCCCTATCCATTGTCAAAAGTGTACTCATTAATGAAATTTAAAAAATGTGACGTGGTATATATGCCAAGAACAAACCCAGGCATGAAAAAAGCTGATAGGTTGGCGACACAAGTAGGGGGAGCAGAGTAATGTTTGATGACGAAATGTTTATAGTAGACCAACAGGCCTCAATTCCTGCGGATATAGAGGCATTATGCCGTTGTCGCGCACATTTATCAGATTGTTCAATGTTGCTACTACTACTAGATGAGATTATCGCTATAGAGCTTAAAATAGCTCGTATAGCAAGCAAAAAAGCGTTAAAAAACCTTGAAGGTGAGGTCACAACACTAAAACCAGTGGGAAAATAGTATGGAAGTTTTAGTCAGTCGCTTAGATGGCGACCTAGATATGATTGTATATAATGATGAACTGGGATTTTTTGGGCGTGTGGGTGTTGCTGTTGACGATGTAGGTAATATGTTTGGCGGTGTACAGGTCGATAAACAAAAAACTTGTATCGTTTTTATTAACGGCTTGTTTATTGAAGGCTGGGAGCTAGTACGATGAGTGATTGGTATTGCGACGCTAGTTTTTGTGATAGGACTAAAACAGCGGTGATTGGTATTACACCGATTAATAAAGTTTTTGACGCACACTGTGAAACGTCTTACGAGGCTGAAACTTTAGCGATATATACAGCCCTGTTATACTGCAAAAAGAAAACTAGAATCCACAATGATTGTAAACAGGCTGTCAGGGCAATATCAAAAACAAAGGCAAGACGTACAGCGTTCCAGGAAGCAGCTAGAGAGCTGTTAAGAAAAAAAGGCTGTACATTGCAGTGGTCGCCAAGAAACTGTTTAAAGATGAGAGAAGTTGATAAATTGACGAGAGGTGTGCTATGATGAGTACTGTTGTAGATCCTAACGTTGTGATAGGTGTAAAACAGGAGGCAGCTAATGAAGAGTTTTGATAAATGGTGTGAAGATTTAGAAAATAGCGTCGAGGATACATCTTATCCGCAGAAAGACAGGCAAGAAAAGCTAACTATCGCTGATTTGTGTGAAGACACTCGCGCCAATATCGAGAAAGAAAAAGAAAAAGCTAACCAAGAAAAACCCAAAAAAACACTTCGCGATCAGAATATGGAAGCTTACAGAACTTGGAAAGGGTGGTAGTATGAAACTTCGCGCACGATATGACTGGCAATTGCAAGATTGGGTGTGGTTTCCATATAGACCAGAGCAACTGGTGTTACATTATAAACTATATCCAGAGAAAGCTTTCAAACAGGCTGTGAAAGACCAACTACAATCTAAAGGTGGTAAAGATGCATAAAATGTTTTTGTTTGAGGATAGCAGGTGTATTGGACAGTTCTATACCTTAAAAGTCCAAGATGATAAGATATTTACTACATTAAAACTCAGGGAGGGTTTTCATAGCTACAAACTTTTGATAATCAAAGATCAAAAGGTTGGTCGTCTAAACACTAAAGCAGCGGTTGAATTTAGTGCTATAGCGTCCGACATTGATGATTGTTTGCAGCTTTATTGCTTACATTTGTGTGGTGACATTACTTGGGTAAATTTAGTAGGGTGTATACAATGACTAAGAATATAATGTTAGATTTAGAAGCCCTCGATCCGAAGATTGGGGGTGTATTGGTTAGCATTGGCGCTGTTTATTTTGATTTTGAGACAGGCGAGCTGGGGGATACGTTTTATCGTGAAATATCACGCCAAGGTTTAGAGGAACAGTACAAAGAGTACAATCGCACAATATCTTTGAGGTGTTTACAATGGTGGATGCAACAATCCGACGGTGCCAGGGAAGTATTCCAAGCTAAAGATTGTCATGGTAATGACTTCAAAACTGCACTAAGAGCATTTAGGCAGTTTGTCGATGGCCCAAAGACTAGGATATGGGGTAATGGTGCTGATTTTGATAATGTGTTCCTGGCAGACTGTTATAAGAGTGTAGGACTTAGATTGCCCTGGTCATTTAGGTATAATAGATGTTATCGTACTGTTAAGAACATGTTTGGCCATAAAGCAAAACTTGTTCGCGTTGGTAACCACCATAATGCGCTGGATGACGCTAAGACACAAGCAGTGCATTTAATGGCTATGATGAAAGGAGAAAAGGTTAATGAGTGACAGGTCTTGACAAATTCCCCCATATATACTATAATATAAATAGAAGGTAATTAATTGGAGAAAGAAATGTACCAAGTCAAATGTAAATATATAGAATCAGGAAATACTTATATATTAGGGGAGTGTGATTCCTTAAAAGAAGCAACTGATCATAAATTAAGGGCTATGAAAAAAGCTGCTTTTCAACGTTGTGATATCACAATAGTTCCAACTAATAGTCAGATTAAAACAGTGGATAAACCTAGATTAAATTAATAAATTGCACCCGCCACCTAAGAAAACCCACCATAAGAGTGGGTTTTTTATTGCCTGTAATTACCATTATAATAACAAAAACAGACCATAAAGGCTGTTTTGTGGTACAATTCTATGTAAAATATGCCTATTTTACTGTGATAACGGTGTTATTTACGTTCTTATGTCTTGTACAAAGATAAGTAAATAAATACACTAATAACTACTATGAAATAACTAACGAAATAACGTAACAGCGTTAGTTATTTCTATTGGTACGCGTGAACTGGTAAGTGAACGTGGACATAGCAAACACCATGCCAGCTTTCAATTATTTTTAAGAAATAATTGGTGGCACGGATGTTGCATGTCTATGCAATAATCATGCCGGCATAGAAATTGCATGCAGATGCAAGTTTCATGCCATAGTTAGGGGGGTACGATCCCCCATCGGGGTTTGGTATGGATCGTGCCTATGGGTACAGCCATAATAAAATACATTTCGACCCTATTAGGTAGGGCCTACAACGTAGGGCATAAAGCCCTTGCTTCACAACCGAAGGTTGCTTGCTACGGGGTTGTTGATTGCTAAGCTACGCTACACAATCGCAAATTTAACGTTGTTACAATTTGCATATTTATAACATATGGTCTATACTTTATACAGGTAACAAAGGAGATTGATATGTTCAACTTATATGCTGACGACTACTTACTAGATGATATAATAGACATGCTCTCAACTCGTGATGAATGGGGAGAGCCTATCGTGCGCTATTATTTCCAGATGGATGAATGCCCCACCTTGTCAGACGCTATAAAATGCGCCTGTCAATATTATAAAACAGATGTATCTATACAACCAGCTTTTTAATACGAGGTAATTATGCAATACATAGGATCAAAAAGACGACTAGCTAAACACCTGCTCCCTATTATCTTAAAAGACAGGCAGCCGGACCAGTGGTACATAGAACCATTTGTCGGAGGGGCTAATATGATTGAGAATGTGCCTGGCCCGAATGTTATTGGTGCTGATGCTGATATACACACTATAAGAGCATTACACGCTATTAGAGACACCCCCACGCTATTACCTAAAGATTCCAACATCTTGACTAAGGAAGCTTATCAAGCCGTACAGTATAAATATAGGAACACACCACATAAAATCACTGATGTTGATTGTTATGTTCTTATTGCTTGCGCTTTTCGAGGTGTGTTTAATAGGGGGTATAGTGGTGGTTTAGAACGCGATAATTGTGATCGTATAGCCTCACAATACAGAGCGGCACAGAAACAATCTAAACTATTACAAGATAAAGCTTTAATTTGCACTAAGTATAACGAGCTTATACTGTTCCCTAACAGTATTATTTACTGCGATCCACCTTACCAGAGCACACAAGGGTACGGAATAGAGTTCAATCATGATGAATTCTGGCAGTGGTGTAGAGACAAGCATAAAGAAGGGCATACAATCTTTGTTAGCGAATATAACGCCCCTGGTGATTTTACATGTATATGGGAACGTGAGTTGATAAACAACTTGAACACCAAAAAAGCCACTGAGAAACTATTTACTCTTAACAAATAATTTACAATTATTTTTATTTGAAAGTGTTGACTTACGTCTATACACTTGCTATAATTTAATTAGAAGATGAGAAAAGGAGCAATGAAAATGAGAAATTATAAAGACAGACGGTCTATCGACCTGTCAAAATGGCTTGATAAGTATCGTGATGAACTTATGAAGAAAGACAACGAATATAGAAGGAGAGTGAAGAATGAAGGCACACACTAAACGCGTATTGCACTCAATAGCTCTACATATTAACCTTAGTAAGATGACCACTGAGGACATTATACAGGAGCTTGAATGGGTGTTCCAAAACGGGTACGAAAACGGTCAAGTTGACAAAGAAATTGAGGTGTTAAATGAAAACAATCGCTAAACAGTTTTTAAAGAAAGTGGGTAAAGACCAAGCACAGTACCTAATGTATAGCATAACACCCTCTTACTTTAGGGCTAAACGAGAGAAGTTCAAAGAGCTGGGCGTTAAACGTAATATCGACATTAACGCTAGTATACTTGATGACTACATCCAAATATGTTTTACTGATGGCAGTATGATAGTGTTTGATGGTGAAGAAGTGGAGGCATGTTAAAATGAATATTTTTGTATTAGATAAAAACCCTATCAAAATCCCACAACATTACTGTGACATACATTTAAGAAAAATGATTGTTGGGTATACGCAATTACTCTGTACGGCTGCGCAGATGGCCTCAGATTCTGCCATTGAGGGTTTTTATAAGATTACGCACGTCAACCGTCCTTGTTCCAAGTGGGTACGGGGGTCACGAGCCAACTATGGCTGGCTCTGGGAGCTGTTGTTTTACTGCCATACTGAATATGAGCTGCGGTTTAAAAAAGAACATGCTAGTAAGCGTTTATTAATGCGTTTAGGTAACTTTTTAATCAGTGATTGCCCACTCCCGGATCGATTTATGTCAGTATGGCCCCAAGTAATGCCTGATGAGTTCAAACGCAGTATTAAATATACTAATTCAATCTTAATGATTGAACAAGCTATAACAATTAAAGCTTATAGACGCTATTACGCTTATAAGCTTAAAGACTTCCGTAAACGTGGGATTTGTAAGTTTACTAAACCTTTGTAATTTTAATACTTATTATAGTTTTCGTCTGTCAAATATAAGTAAGGCACAGCTAAAAGACGAGCCTGATAATGGTCTAATTCTTTCCAGAGTCAATCTGGAGTGCGCCGTTCGTCTGATAATTTAGTCATAATATCTCTCCGCATGCTTCTGTCATAATTGCGTAAAAAATAGGGAGTACATCCTCAGCGGTAATTAAGTTTTTACCTCCGTACTCATCGTATAAATCAACACCAACTAACTCAGCAACATATATATCCATAAAAGCCATGAATTCTTGGGTGCTGAGTGGTGGCATATTGCCAAATTTCTTATACGCTATTTTAAAACACTGCTTACGCCAGCGCGCAGGTGTATTTAAACTAACACCCTCTATTTTTTGTGGGGTTAAGTATTTTTTCACAGCCCCTCCTTTTCGATAGCTTCTGTTATTAGGTTTGAAGCGTCTGTGACAGCCTGTGTGAGGTTTTTATACTCAGGGAGGGTTATCATAGCCTCTTTAACCAATCTTTTTGCCAGTGGCGTGATAGACACATAGAAGCCTACTATTTCCCAGTAGGGTTTTTTATCTTCTGGCGTGCGCCATTTTTTTAGAATGTATTGTCTACTGTCGTTTTCTACCTGGTACTTTGCTCGACCTTTTGCCAATGTAATAATCATGATACTATCACCTTCCCATTTTCGTCTGTTGGGAAAACACAATCCCTTCCTAGTTCGTTGTTTCTCAATATTGTGCCGTTTGCCATCACCCATAGAATAGTTTTTCCGTTGACGTTAAGTGCGACATCCCCTTCAACATCAGGGTCGCTTAAAGATACTGTCACATATTTATCTTGTATAGTTTTCAGATTGAGTTTCATTTTTTAAACCTCCGCATTGGTACATCACCATCTTTAATTTTTGTATCGTACATATACCTGATTCGATTCACTGCTTCACGATACAGTTGTGAACTAGCTTTTTTATTAAAATTTATCTCTGCGTCAGCAGGATAGCCTTGAATACGTTCTTTTATTGCTTTTTTGTGTGATGGGCTGAGTGTGTTTTCGGCAAGTTGATCAATCTCTGACAGAGCAATAATTTTGTCGAGGGGGTCAACTGTAGCTGCCCCCGCATCCATCAATGAATTATCGTTCACGTCTTTGTAGTTATTGTTTATTGAGCGACCTTGATGCACAACAAGGGCGTCGGACTCTAGTAAATTATTTTCTTCCAAGAATTTTTTATACTCAGAACTATCATTGTAGTCGTTGAAAATTTCCATCAACTTAAAAAAATACTTATAAGCAGGACTTGCCTCACTTATTGTGTAATTTAAGCTGTGTCGTCGGACGTATTTTGACACACGGCGGCCAATTGCGCAAGAAAGATAAGAAGAAAACCTAATATTTTTATCACAATCAAAACTTTTTAAAGCGTAAAGCAAAGCGATATACGCTTCTTGAACAAGATCCTCATAAAATGCATGAGTCTTGTAGTGGGAAACACATTTAAAAACCAATTTTTTAAAAAACAGTACAACTTCGTTCTCAATAGCAGGAGAATTATTTTGCTGGTATTTCTGTATCATTTCTTTTTCTTTCTCAATTGTGTATTTCATAATTTATCCAATTAGTAACTCATACCTCACAGTATACCATAGGTTTTTAAAACTGTCAACTAATAAACAATTAAAAATTTTTC